AGCCGCTAATAGTTTGTTGTGCGCCCCCATTAAAATTTGAGCCATTCCCTGCAATTACAGCAGAACCACTAGACCATGTTATGGAGCCGCCGCTGTAACCACTCCACCCAGAAACATCACTATCAAACGTACCATTCGTCACCAACTCACTACCAACAACGTCAGTATCATCAGTGTCGGACAGGGTGGCGAGTTTTATATTGCCGTTCATCCAACCTGTGTTGTAGTCGGAGGTAATATAAGCACCTGCATTTTCGTTATTAATTTCAGATGTTTCTAAGATAGCTGTTAATCTGCTATTAAAACCTGCGGCAAGGCCATAATCTGTGGGCGTTGCATCTATTACATTTGCACCTGGGTTTGTGTACGTTATGGGGTTTAAAACAACAGCAGAATATTGTACAGTGCCAACTAGCGTTTCATAGACACGTTCACTACTACCTCGCCAGTTACTAAGTGTTTCGTCAGATGAAGGTATACTGTCTATCACATAGTTGTAATATTGTTGTTGACCACCACTATTTTGTGCTGAAAACGCTAATTTGTTTTCTTTAGTAAATTCTATTTTATTTGCGCCTGTGTAGGTATTTGTTGTCTTTAAATCAACAACAGTCCCATCATCCTTGATAACACTGACACCACCATCAGTTGCCACTGCAATCGTAGGCACAGGTAAGCCCGTAGCTGCATCAATCGGGGCGTTGGGTAGCACGGTCATGGCTACATCGTTGACGTAACGGGATACTATGTTTTGGCCCCCATCATATGACGTATTGTGACTTTGATTTCTTTCTGCAACCGTGTTTGAGCCTACCTGATGAACGCCACCATCAAAATGCCGCTCTTGTCGATCCTTCAGAAAATCCATACGGGAAAGTAAACTATCACCTACATTCCCACCGCTTGCTCCCGCCATTAGAATGCCATTCATAGCGAAAAGCGAACGAGTGTCACCACCAGACCTGATCCAGTAATTAGTACCACTTACATTGCAGACCATCCACATTGGTAAGTCTGGGTCATCACCGTCATATATTGTGATTTGCTCTTGTTCAGCCACAATCACAGCAACCGCAGGGAACTCCTTACGGCTACCACGGGTGGCAGTGTTCAAGGTTTCGTTATACCATGAGGTATGCTGTGTGCGCTTACGCCATGCACCGCCATCGCTGTCCTTGCGGGTGTCGTACACAAAGATGTCTACGGCTGTGTCGGATATGGTGGCTGCTAGTGCGGATAGGTCAACCTCACCAGTTACACTACCTGTGTAAGCTGCGTCTGTGCCATTGGTGCCGCTGTCCAAGATGACAGTGCCGTTGTTGGCTTTGACATCACCAAGAACATCACCTGTTACATTACCAGTTACGACGCCAGTTACTGTTACGTTTGTGGCATTTACTGCGCCTGTGTGCGTGCCGATTGTGTCGCCAGTTAGGTTGCCTGTTACGTTGCCTGTAAGGTTGCCCGTTACATCACCAGTGACGTCGCCTGTTACGTTGCCCGTGACATTGCCTGTAACGTCGCCTGTTACGTCGCCTGTGAGGTCTCCTGTTACAGAGCCAGAGACGGTGAGGCTTGCAAAAGTTGGGGCGTCTGTTGGCTCGAACTGCGAGTTCGTGCTGTTATAAGCAAGGATACTGTTGTTCGCCACGCCAGAGGTTGAGACGTCTGTCATGTCGTTGATCGACTGGTTTGACAGAGTGAATGTGCCGTAGGCAATGATTTCTAGTGTGTCGTTGGCTGCTGCGCCAGAAGCGAGGACGATGGAGGAGCCACTGGTCGCGGTGAAGTCTGAGCCGTTCACCAGTTTGACGCCGTTCATGTAGACGTCGAGGAAGCCAGCGTCGTAGGCCAGAGTGTTTGTGTTGTCGTCTGCGCCAGTGAATGTGGTCTGGGCTGCGGTCGCTGTGTAAGTGAAGCGTTCCGCTGTGCCGTTGACTGAGGAGCCAGCGTTTGTCCAACCAGAAGACGAGTACACTTTCATGGTGTTCGATGTGGTGTCGAAGTATAGATCGCCGACGTCGAGAGCGGAGCCGTCTGGGTCTTGAGTTGGGGCGCTGGATTGTGCGCCAAGATAGGTGTTGTTGAACTGGACCGAGTTGGTTGCTGCGGTCGTTACGTCTGCGCTGATGCCCGCGACAGTGTTTACGTCTGCGATGTTCGCAGCGACGACGGTCACGTCGTTGCCCGCGCCAAGGTTTGTTGCGACGGTGTTGACGTTGGAAATGTCTGTGCCGACTGTGTTCACGTTGGCAATGTTGGTCGAAACTGTGTTGACGCTGGCGATGTTGGCGCCGACCGTGTCGACGTTGGCGATTGCGTTTGCGACAGTGTCGATCTCTGAAACAGCTTCGTTCAGGTCGTTGGCCGTTGTGATGACGGCTGCGATGTCTGCTGCGATTGTTTGCAGGTTGTTATTGGTGATTTGTGCCGCGACGACCGTGATGTCGTTGCCCGAACCGACGTATGGCGCGACAGTGTTTACATTCGCAATGCTGCCGCTCACCGTGTTGACGTTGGATATGTCAGTTGCGACGGTGTTGACGTTTGCGATAGAGCCAGCGGTCGTGTTGATGTTCGCGATGTTGGTTGCGGCTGTGCCGATGGTGTCTGTGCCAGACAGGTCGGCTGCGACAACTGTGACGTCTTGGCCGACGCCGATTTCGGCGGCGACCGTGTTGACGTCTGCAATGTTAGAAGATGTCGTGTTTACGCTCGATATGTTTGTCGAGACTGTGTTTACGTTGGAGATGTCGGTCGCGACAGTAGTCACATCTGCGATGTTGGTGGACACAGTTACAACGTCTGTGCTGGTTGCCCAATACTTCGCAGAATAATTGGTCCCGTCGACCGTCCCACTTGTTTTGATAGCCCATTCTTTTGCTGCACCTCCTGTTGCTGAGTTGGTTACGCCAGTGCCACCGATTGCCCACGCCTTGGAGGAATAATCGGTGCTGCTTACGATGCCGTCAGTCTTTTTGGCCCAGTCGCGTGCTTCAGACACGTCAACGATGCGGGTTGTATTGGAAGATGCGATAAAGGCTGCTTCGTTTGCGAAGGTCGAGCCAGATGATAGACCGTGGACGATATAGACGTCTTTGTCGGATGTCGTCGCAAGGTCGAAGTTCTGGTACGTCGTGGCCGCGTTGAAGGTGCCAGTAATGTTGAAGAATGTTGTAATGTCGGTCCAGCCAGCGGATGGGGTGGCGAAGTTGCCTGCGCGGAACTGGATTTTGTCGACGGATGGGTCAAACTGAAACTCAAAGTTCGCAGCGCGGAAGACACCGCTGCTGTCGAAAAGGTCATCAAGCAAGTCTGTTAGGGCGCGGCCACCCTTCTCCGACGCCTCAAGATATGTATCGAGGACGTGGTCGCCTGTGTTTTGCGAGCGGAAGCGAAGCTGTTCACCTGTAGGACGCGTGATACCCATTAGTCATACCATCCATTTTCTTTCATCAGACGCACTAACTTTGCCTTAGTAAGGGCGTACTTGTCGTCCCCAGACGCCGAGTTTGCGTGCGCTTCTAGCTCCGCGATGCGGGCTATAAGCGCTTCGATCTCGGCGCGTTGAGATGAGATGCGCTCTGATAGTTTTACGTTTTCGAGTTGCTGTTCGGCTACGGCCACGCGGATGGCTTCCGTGACGTAGTCTACTGTTTTGGCATCGCATAGAGATGCGAGTGCTGCTACTTTGCTCATGCGCGTCGAGCCTCCGACATTGGAATGAGGTTGCCCTTCTGCACTTCGTTCTGGACTTGCTCATTGGGTTGTACTGATGCACCGCGCATCTTCTCCATTAGAGCCAACTGCTGGGAGGGTGACATACCCTCTGCGTCGAGTTGCTCCTTGGATACGCGGAAGCGGTCTAGGTCGGTGATGCCCATGGCGCGGATAGCTTCTTCTGCGATCTGACCCGCGTTGTATTCCATGTTCAGGCCAGTCTGAGACATAATCTGAAGCATGTTCATCCATGTTTCGGCGTTGCGCGTTGGTTCGACAGGCAGGGTGCCGTCGATAACGAGATAGTCGATGTCGCCCTGTAAATCTTTGGCCACGTCGTAGTCGAGATACCCGTCTTCCACCATCGAGGCGAGTTGGGTGGGCATGTTGCTGCTGTCGACCTTGATAGAGCCAGAAAGGGAAAGGCTGTCTTGGATGTTGGCCGTCATCATGCGGACCATCGGGCGGATGGTTGTGGCTGACATGATGCGAGCAAGGACGCCAAGACGCTGGGAACCGAGTTGTGTTAAGCGTTGGATTTCAGTGGCCGTTCGGATGCCGTCTGCCGTTGGCATACCTTGCTGCGCATCGGAAGCCGCGCTGACGCGCTGCTTTAATTCTGACATCGCCGCGATGTCGTTGAAATGGCCACGCGTTACGTCTGGGACTTGCGCAATGAAGACGCCGTCCCCAGGCTTAGACCCTGGCATGGTGCGGACGATGCCCCAAGGATTGCGGTCGATGAGGTCTGGAACGCTGACTTGGGTTGGGTCTGCGAAGATTAAGTTGTTGAGCGCCGCCGTCACGTTGTCGATACGGGAGCGAAGTAGGTATGTTGCGATGTCGTGCATCGGCAAGATGAGGTCGTAGAGCGATTGGCCGAACGTCTTGTGCGCGTCTTGGTATAGGCCACCGATGACGACAGGGAATTGTCTGCCGTATGGGTTTAGCTGCATGCGGATGACCACGTTCTCGTCGAGGATTGTTATGACGAGGAAGATTTGGTCGATGGACGGGATGTTAATCTCGTGGCCAGAGAGGCGCACCCATGCTTCGTCAATGACGCGTGCGTCGCCAAGAGTGAAGTAGGCGTGGTCAAAGCGTTCGCGCTGGTGGGGCTGGGCTGGGTCGATGTTCAGGCCGCGACCCTCTTCCTTGTGCCAATGGTGCGCATTCCACGCGTTGCGTGGTGGGCTAATTTTGTGGCGCAGGGCAGGGAACTTCTTCAGCTTGGGGTATAGGCCAGAGTAGAGGAGGGAGTTGTATGAGACATAGTCCGCGAAGACGATGTACTGCATGTTCTCCCAGTCGCCCCAGTTGACGCGCGGGTCAGGGAAACAGCGACGTGGATCGAAGTTGATAAGTTGGTTCTGGTTGGACTTTGCGTCCCAGACTACCTTGGTAGGTGCGAAGCCATAACGAGTGCTATCAAGCAAAAGTTGAGCAAGGCGAGCCTCACCAGCGGTTCTGCGCATCTGCTGGTGGAGAACACGTTCGAGAATAAGGGAGGACTGACGCGATTTGCGGTTGAGACCCTCCAGTTGGAACATTGGATTGCGTCCGCCGAGAGCGGCCATGAGGTATGTGAGGACTGTATCAGCGATTGCTCGGGTGTCCGCGATGACCGCCTTTTCGCGGAAATCGGTCGCGTCTGGGTTGACATAGACGTCATGGGCGCGGTCTGCCTCCTTCCAGTGATCGTAGCGTTTTCTGATTTTGAAGTATGACATGTCGACCATCGACTTGACGTAGTCGACGATGCGGCGCTCTTGCTCCTCGTTGAGGTCTGCTGAGATGTCTTCGTAGTTGGTTAGACGATCTGCAAACTCTGAGAGATCGACGACCACGCCCTCATTGGGGCCAGCAGTGTACTCCGCGTTGCGGTAGCTGCTTCCCGATGGGAGACTTGGTGTGCTTTTAGGTCCGTTTACTGCCATGGCTTTAAGATACCTTGCTATTGTTAGTCGGTCGTCCTTTTAGAGACCCCAGCCCTGCCATTTCGAGGCAGCCTTGTTGACGGTCTTTAATAACGATTTTCCAAAGTGCTTGTCGTCCAGATGGTTCAAGGATTGATGAGGGTCGCTGTGTAGGGACCACGCCTCTGGACTGACGGATGTTCGGGATAGTATGTCGATGGCCATTGTGGCGGCGTCGACTTGGTCGTCGTGGTTCCCGTTGGGGAATGATACGCTCTCGTCGATAAAATCGTCGAGCCATTCTGCGGCATCGGGTATGAAGACGCGACCTCCCTCCACGAGAGGGAGGATCGCGTTTACCCGTGCCACCTTGTCGTTGACTACCTTGTAGGGAATGACAGACATGCCGCTCTCACGCTTGAGTTCTTGGATCAGAGATTGGCCAGAGGCTTTGTCTTCGATGTAAAGGGCGCGTAAGCCGCGTCCGCGCCAGCGGTTGTTGAGGCGGATCAGGCGCTGCTTGAGTTCTGGGAAGTCGTACTTGCCGCGCATGATGTCGACGATGTAAATGTCGCCGTTGCGGTCAAGGCCAGCGACGACTGCGACAGAGTAGTCGGCAGTCTCGGTTTTTTTGAAGGCTGTGTCGGCTGCGATGACGAGGGATACGAAGTTCTCTGGTTTGAGATCGGCGGGATACTTTTGCCACCACTCCGTTTTGATGATGTTGCCGCCCTCGATGTAAGGCTGCTGCTGGTAGAGAGATGCGAACTCGCGCGGGTTTAGGCGTTGGCGGCGTTTTAGGTCGTCAAGTGGGAAGCGTTCGGGCCAGAGGGGGGCTTCTGCCTCCTCGGGAACTTCGCGCTTGGCAGGGGAGACGAGGTTGACTGCCTTGGCGTCGAGATACATCGGGTGGTCTGCGGGCAGGTGGTTGCGACGGATGCGCTTGCCTGCGACGGTCTTGATGGCTGGGAAGTTAATGTGCTTCCAGCGGCCCTCAGACCAGTCTTCCGTTTGCTGGAGGCGGCCTGCGAGGTCGTCTGGGTGCCAGCGTGTGAGGATCACGATCTGTTTGGGTGGGCTTCCGCCTGTTTCGGGCTGCAAGCGGGTGGCTAGGGCTGATGTGTAGTAGTTCCATGTCTTGTTTCTCTGGGTCATGCTCTCCGCGTCTTCGCGAGATTTGATAGGGTCGTCGACGAGCAGAAGATTTGCTGGTCGACCAGAGGTGGTGCCGCCGACGCCGACAGCGAAATAGGCGCCGCCTATTTCGGTGCGCCATACGTCGGCTGCTCGGCTCTCCGTGGAGAGGGTGAAGGATGGGAAGGCTTGCTGCATTTGCTTTTGCTCGACGATAGCGCGGACTTGACGGCCAAAGTCTGTGGCTAGTTGGGCGTTATAGGAGCAAGACATAATGTAGCGCTGCGGGTTGCGGGCCATGAAGTAGGATGGGAAGAGGACTGTGCCAAAGGTGGACTTGGCATGGCGCGGAGGCATGGTGATGAGGAGATTGTTGCAGCCGAGCTTGTCCTTTTCTAGGTCGTCGAGGGCTTGGATCAGTTCCAGTTGGAAATCTGCCAGTTCCCAGTCGGGAAACATGAGACGCACGAAGCCCTCGAAGCCGTCCGCCGCGTCGCGAAGCGACAAGAGATACTTGGCGACTTGGGCTTGGGTCATCTTGGCCATGTTAGAGACCTCGTTTGCGCAGAATGCGCGACATGTGGATTTCTTGGGCTTTGTTCTTGTCGAATATCGCGTCTGCCATGACGTGCATGAAGTGATCCATGATCGCCGCCTTGCGTTTGTGGGGTGGAACGGCGGACAGGTCGACTTGGGCCATGGCTTTGCCCAGTTCGTCGGTGGTCATGTTGCTGTCTAGGGCTTCGCCTTGGCGATTAGTTATCTTCATTTTGGGGTAGCTCCTTATATTCGACCTCTATTGTGGACACGCCTTGGGCGATGGCCTCCAGTTCTTCGCGTGAGAGGTCTGTTACTTCTTTGGTTGTGTGTTCGTGCTGAACATATGAGGCGTTTAGGTCTGGCACGACCTTGTTGAGGAGGGCTGAGAACACACGAGCTTGCGTTGGGTTCCATTCCTTGCTGCCCATGACCACTTGGTGCGCATCTGTGATCTGATCGCGCACATAGCTTGCGATTTGGCCACGGATTTTTGCAGATTGTGCGGGTGTGAGTTCAGCTTTCTCCATAAGTTTTGCCATTTCTTCTGCCTTTCGTTTGTCTGGCGCTTCTTTCCTGCATTTTAGTGAGCAGAACTTGCTGCGGTCTTCGTGAGATGCGCGGTTCCAATACTCTTTCTTGCAGTTTGTGCATGTGAGCTTGACCCGCTCACCATCAACCGCGCCATGTTTTACTCTTTGTCTTTCCCTGTCTGACGTTTTCAAAATTTGCTCCGATTGCTCGCGCGGTAGGGGAGGTGACATCTAACGCAAAAACGTCGGCGGCGGATCGCCCCCCGCCCCCCTCACGCGCATATGACCATTTGCATGGCAAATGGCGGACACATGCGATGCTAAGTGGCTGATTTTGCATGGTTTTCGCTCCCTTCCTACGGGTGTGTGTGGCCCTTTCAGGGCTGAGACGTTTCGGCTCGACCCCTCGCTTGCGCCTGAACACTGCCCCTAAAAGGGGCAACATCAGTCTAATCAGCAGTTTAGCTTCTCGCGCATATCGGGTCGTCCGCGCATACGCGCGGTCCCCAAAGGGGCTTCTCGGGTGGAGGCCGAGGCTGTTCTCGGCTCAAACGCGAAGGAGTACACGCGATGACCAAACTATTTTCCGCCAAAGATCACGCAGCCGCATACGCAAACGCGAAAACCGCGCCTGCACGCAAGAAAATCCGCGACGCAATCGCGGCCAAGTGCGAGACCAACAAACGCGTGCGCTGGACGCGCCTGTTGGCCGACATCGACGCGGGTCGCCTCGACCGCGTGACTGCGCGAGGCTCTGGCGATTGGTCGGCGGTCGCACGCGACGACGAGCCGAAGGCTGCCGCCAAGCCGAAGGCCAAGCCTGCGAAGGCGAAGCCGAAGGCCAAGACGCCCGCGAACGACATGGACGCGTTGGTGGCCCAACTCGCGGACTTGGACGAAGTCCAAATGGCCGCGTTCTTCAAGGCGCTGACCAAAGCGCGCGCATAATCACACACACCTGCATGACCCCTCACGCATCCGCGTGGGGGGTTTTTTTGTGCCAAATCACAGGAGACACGCACATGACATACCGACACGACGACACCACCTACACCAACGCCCACATGGGCGAGGGCAAAGCCGACATCGTCCTCAAGGCGCTCGAACGCGAGATCAAACGGCGCCGACGCGAGCGCATCGTCGAGACCATCGGCAGCGTCCTCATCACGGCCATACTCGGGCTGATGCTCGCATGGGTGGGCATCAACTGGGTCACAGGCTGCGGCGAAACATTCATCACATACACGGGCGAGCGCATTCATGGCGAGTGCGTGTTCATGCCATGGAGGGACTGAGCATGCGTTACAAGGTTACGATCAGAGCCACGGTCACGAAGGACTACATCGTCGAGGGCGACGACGAGGACGACGCAGTCATCGAGGCACACGAAAAGTTCACCGTCCTCAACGACAACACGCCAGAGGACTACGAGCAGGAAACCGTTCGCGTTGAGGTGACGCCGTGAGCGCGACGATCAAACTCACTCGCACGATGCTCGACAAGCACATCATCGACGCCAACGCGTC